ACGGAATGCCAGATGTCTGATTAAACTGGATAGGCGTAGTAGCCAGAGATCCTACTACCGCAGCACGATCCTTAAACTCTACTTCACCATCTGCTCTAAGGTAAAAGGCTCCCTGCTCTGTGAACTCTGCAACCTGAATCGCTGCAAGGCTTGACCGAGTAGTCGCTGGATCTGCCTGAACTGTTGTAGATCCTCCATCGATGATTCTCATACTAGAGGGAAAATCTACTTGGTCTAAAATCTTATCAATGCGTGTGCCAGTAGTCTGTCCGGCCGTTGCACTCGCTACTGTTGAGACGTTAGCCATAGCGAATAAGCGGAATGCATCCGAGCATGTAATATCGACATAACCTAACTCCTGCCCTTGAGGATAGGTGTACTTATAATCTGTGACATAACCTGAAAATAAGAATGACTGAGTAGTAGGTGTGGTAGCCGCTACGCGGATCTTACGGAGTGGAGTGAGATAGCCGAAGTATGGGCTGGCTGGATTCTGAGGGTTAAACGATCCGTCTTGATCGATTACTCGGACTGTGCAGTTACCTGCCTCATAAGTATCGCGCATAAGATTGCGGCCGCGACTGATCTTAATCTGGCGAGTCTGAGGACTAAGATCGATGACGGGCTCAGGAACTTCACTTGATGCGAACTGAGATACACCTATCACCCCATTGATCGGATCGCCGATAGTAAAAGGGAACCCGAAGGTAGCCCCTTGGCTAAAGTCGAAAGAGACCGAGATCGTGGCAGGTAATGTCATACTGGACTTAAATCAAATCGATTAGTTCTATTAACTGTGTTGAAAGATCCAGAGAGTGATGAATTGACGGATGAGTTACGAACTGCGCTACCTACAATATCGCCATCAAGATAGACCTGAATGTTTAGTAATTGATCGGCTGCTCTTTGTGCTGAATTTACTGCGGACATTAGTTCTAGCTGTGCATCTGTATATCCAGATGTAGGCACGAGAGAGCCTGCGCTTAATTGTGATACAGAGACCCCTAGTGATGAGGCTGTGTATGCTAGAAGGTCGGCAGGGATCTTCCAATGCTCGTAAGGGTTAGGCGCTTGAGGTGTAGCAAGAAGGGAAGCCGCTAAGTCATTCTGTCGCTTAACTGCCGCGTCTAATTGATTCGATAGTTTAAGCGCTGCCGCTTCATTCTTATCTAGTAACGCTAATTGAAGGTTAAGAGATAGGCGATCGGTCTTACTGATCTCGCCCTTAAGTGCTGCCTCGATACCGATACGCTCAAGATCGATAGTTTTAGAGGCTTTCTGTAGGGCTAAAGACTTCTTCTGTGTGTCTAGAGTCTTCTTCTGTAATGAGGCTAGTTCTTTAGCGCGCTTGGTTGCTGCCGCTTCTGCCTGTTTACGAAGGCCAATATTGGGATCTATGTAACCCGGCCGACCAGTATGCTCTGAGGCTCTGCCTTCAAGCGGTCTCGCGGCTGCACCTTGTTTAGAAAATTGGTCTAAGATTCTTATCAAAGGTGAGTAAGTCTTTAAGAAACCCTGTCCGTCTAGCCCACCTAAAATTCCTCCACCCGGCAAAGATTTTAACTGATCAATCATAATCGCCATACCGTAGATGGCATCTCCGAGCCAGATTGAAAGTTCTTGCATAGAATCTGCTAGAGGTTGGATACTGTTACCGCCGCCAGATAATAAGATCATGCTGTCTACGAGATTCTTACCAATAATTTCCTGAGCGTTATCGGCGGCCTCGCCTAGTACTCTCATTTGTCCTGTGTAGGTGGTTAGCTCTTGAGCTCCAGCACCTTTAAAATTATTGCTTAACTTTTCTACTGCGCTATCAAAATCTAAAGTCTTTAATTCTGATTGGGTAAGGCCTAAGTTATATTTACGAAGTCCTCTAGTCTGCCCTGTGTAGGCCGCTGCAAGATCCTGATTGACTGTCAGGAGATCGATGCCTGTACCAGCCGCGATGTCTAGCGAAAGGTTGAGAAGATCCTGAGACTTCGTAGCTGATCCAGTAGTAGTAATTAACTTCTGGAATGCCTCGCGTAGTACTTCGCCTTCTAGTCCGAACTTGGCAGATATGCTATCTAGCCGAGCCTCGATGCCGGGGATCTCAAAGGCTAGTCCTAGATTCTTTACTACTGTCTCTAATCGCCGAGCGGATTTCTCATTCTCGGCGAATGCCTTGACTGCATTCTTGCTAAATTGAATTATTTTCTCTGCGCTAAAGGCTGCGAGTAATGTCGCGCCCAGTCTCTTAACGCCCTTATTTAGTTTGTCAGTAGCACCGCCAGCCTGATCAAAGGCTTTCTTACCCTTGAACTCACCGATAATCGGTATGCGTAGCTCAGCCATTAGATACCTTTCGCATTAAACTTAGCGGCGGCCTTTTCAAGCGCCTTGATAACTCCAGCCTTAGCCTTGCCTTCATCTTCTTTATAAGCCTTAAACATGGCTCGACCTTGCATCTTTCCTGAGCCTGTAAGCGCACCCTGTAAGCGTGGCGTAAAGTTTCCTGTGTTGCCAGACTTGCGACCAGCCGTCTCATAGATAGCACCGCCAGCGCTCTTATTATGAATCGATACTGTCTGAACCCAACCTTGACGATTAGGCTTAGTCGGTGTCAGTTTATATCCCACGCCTCGCCGAGCGATACTAGCGTCATACTTAGGGAATCGACCATCCTCGCTAGTGCCCACAAAGCCCGAAGGCATAGACGAATTTGCTGGCATGTAACCACGAGCCTTTTTAACGAGAGGCTTTAGGAATCCCACCATCTCATCGCGTGTGGCTTTGTCGAGATCAGGATCGAATTGCTTCAGAGCCTTACGAAGCGCACTAGCGCCTTTTAGCTCTGTAGGCATCGCTCTGCTCCTTCGCTCTATCTTTCAACGCTTTCAGAATCATCTGGAGCATTGTCGGATCTAAATCGATTAAATATTGTGGAGGGATAGCCGTCTCAATGCTCAAGCGAGCTATGAGGTAGTGGATGCTATCCCTGCCTAAGCCAAAGGGTCAGACTCAGCAACCTCGACACTCTTTAGAGTTTCGAGAAAGTCTGCGCCGAATGGCTTGACTGTGACTCCACTTAGTCGAAGGCCTTCCCATGCAAGCCAATAGACATCTGATTGCTTTTCATCATCGCGGAACGCTTTGTGAAATCCCTTTTTAGCATATAGCTCGAACGCGTATTCGAGGCGAGGTGTGATCTCGATCTCGGTGACGCTGTTGTCCGCTAGTGTGACTATTAGTTTTGCCATGCTGTGCCCCTTTGTTTAGTGTTTTAGAATGTGCCTGTTGTAGCGACTACTGTAGTACCTGAGACATTAAATGTCAGGCTCTGCATACCGATGTCACCGACTGCGCCGTTGATATCAGTGGTGCTGTTGATAAGGCAGGTCATCGTGTAGAGAGGGTTAGTCGCGCTTACGGCGGTTCCCTTTTCCTGTAGGAGTACTACTGTGACGTTGGTTCCCCATGCAGCTTGCAATGTCGCTAGGACGTTAGCGGTCGCTGTGTCATTAAGGAAGTCGATTGTAACTGAAGAAGCCTCAAGGCCTTTGACGAACTTGTGTCCGCCATCGCCCATCGCTGTTACTTCAAGCTCATCGAAAGTACGATTAAGTGTTACAGATGTAACGTGGTCTGAAAGATCGACTGTGTTAATCTTCACGCCGACCTTGTTATTTAGAAATACAGCCATGAGATTATTCCTCGTCTTTCTTTGTAGGTGCTGGCTTAGGTGTTGATGGTGCTACCTGCCCGATCTTGATCAGGAAGGCTTCTTGCTCTTTTTCCCACTCGGACATTTTAGCTCCAACTCGTTAGGACTGAGATATTGATATTGCATGTAAGTAGATCACCTGAGACGGCACTTAGGACGGCCGGAGCCGATACCTCTGTAACGTTATAGGTGTATGAGGATGCAGCGAGTTTATTGAAGACTCGCACGATATTATCCTCGATTCCGTTTAGGTTGCCCTCGTTATCGAGTAAGGGAACCATGACGGAAATAGTAAAGTTCGCCATAGGCGAGATAGTGGCATGCCATCCGTTAGACGGCGTAATGTAAGGATCGGCTGGTGAGATTATCACGCTGTTAGCGATAGGCGTTGCAGGTGGGAATGCGAATACTGAGTACTTAGTATTATCGACTAGAGCTGCTGCGATACCTGCGCGTAGTGTTGATATGGCGGCCATTAGCCCACCATCGATCTCGGATCGAGATAAGGTGCGAGCAATCCGCGAACGCGAGCGAGTAAAGTATTACCCATTCGATAAGGTGAAGGCTGATAGCCATCGATGGTCACTCCGCCAGATGAAGGCGCTTGACGTGACTGCCAGATGTCGATAGAGACCATGAGCGAGGCTTCTTGAATTGCAGGGATGGTTGTGTAATCTGTATATGTCTCAGCTGCTGCGATACCGAATGGCTCCACTGAGTGACGTGGATTGTCGCTAATGTGATTGGTGGTTACGTTAAATGATCGAGTATCTACGCCCGTAATTGTCTTTGTGCCGTTGAACTTAGCTCCAGCACCTGAGATCACTACCGATTGTCCTACATAAAATACGTCGAGGATATTCTGATCAAAATAAAGTGTGCCGACTGTGCCTACGTTGCCGTGAGCAATAATGTACTGCTGGTTCTTCCATAGAAAAGGCAAGAGTACGTTATCTGCGGCATCGCAGACAGACTGCAAGACTGCATCAGTATAGAGAGTGCCAACGCCAAGGGCGGTGCGAAGCTCTGCAACTGTTGTCAGACTCATCCTGTGATCCTTTCTAAAGACTCGGAGGGTAGAAGGGCACTACCCTCCGAGCGACTTAGTTGGCTTACGCCTTGTTATTCTTGAATGCGCCTGCGCCGACCTTGGTCGCGATTGCGCCATAGCCGTAGTAGCCGATTGTTACCTGACCAGCAGCCGTTGACTCTGCGCGTAGTCGGTATGTTGGTGACTCGTACCATGTGTACGCATCTGGATTGATGATGAGGATTGTGCCATCGCCATCGCCGCCATTCTCTGGATCGACGTAGAGGTTAAGTCCTGCAACGTTACCTGTGAGTGATGTAGGTGTTACAACGCCGCCTGCGTTCTGAGGTTGTGAAGCGTTGTAGATAGGGCGTCCTGCATCGTTCAAGGTCATGATGTTAGACCATTGTCCAGTAGATACGACCATGTTGCGAGCGAATGGATTTGGAAGTCCTGCTGTTGCGCCATAAACAGATGCTGATCCACGAGCAACGATACCAAGAAGCTCGGCTGCTGTTGGATATGTTGCAACTGTAGTTGCGTCAAGTGTTGCACCTGAGATTAGTGCAGCGTTTACTGCTGCGTTAGTTGACTTGGCATAAGCTGCTGCCATGTTGCGAACGAGTTCATCGAAGAATGCTGGAGATGTACGATCTAGCAATTCGACTGAGAATACTTGCTGGCCAGCATACTTCTGCACTGTTACTGAAAGGAATGCTGAGGTCTGATCTGTGTTAGAAAATGCATCGCCTTCTGGCT